TAGCATGTTGTAAACATAATCAAATATTTCCTGTTTAAGTGTTGCTAGATCAGACATTTTGTAAACTCCTTGACTAGTATTTATGCTGCTAAATATGTAAAACAGGAGAAGAACAATTCCTAGACTCAGTTTATACCGTCCAGAAAAGGGACACGATTATGATTTTCTAGATGAAATCATTTTCGAACAATTCACTGTAGGCGGTACTGACATTCATCTACACAAGTACCTCGGTGTTCCTACTGATGGCGACGAGGGAACAGCAGATCAACCTGTGTATGATTCACTGGATCCCACAAACATACAGGATCTTCTTTTTCTTGAAAACAGAGACAGAAAATACGACGAAGATATCTATACTCTGAGAGGCATATACAATGTGCAGGATATCGACTTTAACCTTTCTCAGTTTGGCATGTTTCTAGACAATGATACACTTTTTTTGACTGTTCATATAAATTCTTCAGTAAAAACTGTGGGCAGAAAGATTATATCAGGTGACGTTGTAGAACTGCCGCATTTGAAAGACTCATATGCGCTAGACGAAGCCAGTGTAGCACTTAAAAGATTCTATGTGGTAGAAGATGTGAACAGAGCATCAGAAGGGTTTTCACCTACTTGGTATCCGCATCTCTATAGACTGAAACTGAAACAGATTGTGGATTCACAGGAATTCAAAGACATCCTAGACCTGCCAGCGGACGAAGAAGATCCAGGCGGCGAGACTTTGAGAGATCTGCTTTCTACCTACGATCGAGAGCAGAACATAAACGACGCAGTAATAGAGCAGGCAGAAGCAGATGCTCCTAAGAGCGGCTATGACGTTAGTCACTACTATCAGTTGAGACTGGATCCAAATGAAACTGGTGCTACAGTAGAAGTCGAACTTGAATTTTCGTCTCCCATAGCTTTAGAAACAGGGACTACAGTATTCCAAGACACAACTGACGCTAAAGGCGGTGTTACCGAAGTGTTAGACGATACAAGGCTAAAAGTGTCTACAACTGTGCCTGTAAAATTTGATCTTCAAAGTGCCATCCGTACAGTAGATGGCTCCTTTGTTATCGGTGAGGACGAGAATCTCTCTGTTCCTATAAATGTTAAAATATTATCAACAGGATCTACTGCTAGCATTCAAGGACAGACTGCTGGTAGAGTAGAAATTCAACAGGTAAACGGTGCATATACCACAGCACCTCCCGCTGGTAAAGGCTATCAGGGATATCTGTTAGGAGGCGAGTACGTGCCAAACGGAGGGAATTTTGGTCATGGTATCCAGTTTCCTGATTCTCCTGACAAATACGATTACTTTCTTAGAACAGATTTTAGACCAAAGAGAATGTTTCAATTTGACGGTGATAAATGGGTCAAAGTTCACGATGTAGAAAGAATGACAATGACAAATTCAACTGATAGACAAACTCAAAAAACAGGTTTCATAAACAACAAAAACTTCGTGTACAACGATCTAGCTGTGCAGGATACTGTTATTCTTACTAAAGGTGATACAGAAATACACACTGATATCTCAGTTACGGACCAAGCAGAGTATCTTGTTCTAAAATACAACACACTTGAAAAATCCTATGCTGTTGCAGACTATCCTGCAATGATTACCACACAGGACAGTTCTCTAATCACAATTGAACTGCCTGAGATTGCCGGAGTTCAAGAATCAATTGACTACACAGGCGCATGGGAAGTAAAATTCTATCGCAACAGGGAAGCAGAACGACAGTCACTGTCGCAAGCACTTAGACCACGGGCAGATAACTAATGGCAAAACAACTAGATCATTTCTATGACGGACAGCTTAGAAGATATATCACTCAGATGGTAAGAATGATGAGTGGATTTTCCTACAAAGACAGTTCAGGTGAAATAACCACAGTTCCTGCTATGTATGGCGATCTAACACGTCAAGTTGCTAATATTATCAGAAACAACTCAGAAAACAAAATACCAAATGCTCCTCGAATGGCACTGTATGTCACAGGCCTAGAACTAGACACTTCAAGACTAGCAGATTCATCCTATGTCAATAAAGTCAATATTCGAGAAAGAGAGTTTGACACTGCTGGGAACGAATATCTAAACACAGAAGGCAAGAATTACACAGTTGAGCGCCTTATGCCCACACCATATACTCTCACAGTCAGTGTAGATCTATGGAGCACAAACACAGATCAGAAACTGCAGATACTCGAGCAGATTCTCATGCTGTTTAATCCTTCTATTGAACTCCAGACTACAGACAACTATCTTGATTGGACTTCTCTATCCGCAGTATATCTAAATGATATAACTTGGAGCTCGAGAACAATACCTCAGGGCACAGAAACAGAAATAGACGTAGCAACACTGTCATTTACTACGCCTATATACATCTCGCCTCCTGCGAAGGTCAAAAGGCTGGGTGTTATTACTGACATTGTAAGTCGAATTCACAATTCTAAGCAGGAGTTGGTAGACGCTACTACAGATATTGATTTTTCATTACCCGGGGGCGATGCAGACATTGTAACTAAACCGTTTGCAAACGAGAAAGGTGAAATAGAGCAGGAAACAACACAAAAAGAATATAGTACCGAGGATATTACACTTAGTATTGTTAAAACTGCATATAAGAATCTAGATCTATTGGTTATGAATAATACTCTAAAATTAGTGTATAAAGGCATTGTAGGCGGAATGTCTTGGCTACAGTTCTTTGAAGCATTTCCGTTCAAGTTCGAAGAAGGTGTTTCCGCAGTAAAATTGCAGAGAGCAGATCTTGATATAGAAATTGTAGGCACTATTGCAGTTTCAACAGACGAAACAGAAGCAGCAGTTAACTGGGACATTGATACTATTCCAACAGACACTGTTTTAACTAGCAGTTTGGGTGCAAGGTCAAAAATCGATTATATTATAGATCCACAAAAATCTAATCCTCAAGATTTTGATCTAAGTACCAATCCTAGAATACTTATACTAAATTCAATCGACGATTCTCAAAACACAGACGGAGCAGACGCTTGGAAGAATCAAGACGGTTCAGACTTCGTGGCTACTGCTAACGACATTATAGAATGGACAGGTACACAATGGCAGGTTGTTTTTGATTCAACTGGCAATGATTCTACAGAGACTCCTGTTTACACTACAAATTTACACACTAATGTTCAGTACAAATTTGAAAATTCTGAATGGCGTCTTTCATTCGAAGGCGAATATCCGAACGGAACCTGGCGCATAGAATTTTAAAATAACTACAAGTATGTCCGATCTAGTATGCGCTGGCGCCCTTTTTTACAATCTCGACACCGAAAGATTTCTTTTTGTTCATCGCACTCAAGGAAAGAAAAGCAATGTATGGGGTATTGTTGGCGGAGCTACAGAAAACATAGAAACTCCTTGGGAAGGATTGCAAAGAGAAATACAAGAAGAAATAGGCCGGGTAGATATTCTTAAAACTGTTCCTCTTGAAAAATTTGTATCTGCAGATAAAAACTTTACATTTCACACCTATGTTTGTGTAATAAAGAATGAATTTTTACCTTTTTTAAATCAAGAACACGACGGATATGCCTGGGTATCGTATAATAATTGGCCTCGGCCATTGCACTACGGCTTAAAAAATACTCTTGCAAAAAAACATAATCAAACCAAAATCAAAACAATCTACGAAGTAAGGAACCTTATAGACAATGACTGAAAGAAAGAAGTCAAATACCGAAGGACTTTTAAAAACAGACTATGGATATGATCTCATCTGGAGTAATACCGATGACTACTGTGGTAAAATTTTAGTTTTTGAAGCTGCAGGCAGCATGACTCCGCTCTTTTTTCACAAGAAAAGACAAAAATCATTCTTTGTTAACACCGGCGAATTTATATTAAGGTATATTGATATTCAAACAGCTGAAATGAAGGATCAAATACTGCGTGAAGGCGATGTCTGGACAGCGCCTTTACTCGTGCCTCATCAATTAGAATCAAGAACAAACGAAGCAAGTATTACCGAAGTTGGTTCATGCGAAACATTTACAGACCTCTATTACCTACCTAATTATTAAGCCTGTGCTTCGCCCCATTTTAGAATAATATTTCCGTCGATTTCTTGGCCTGAGACTTTATATACATTTATTGCGAGCACATCGGGTCCGTTTGGAAATGTACCTCGTCCTCCAAGCGGAGTGTTCGTTATTTCTTTCAGAGAGTCAAGTTTCAAGGTAGACCTTTCTCCCGGGACAGCAATAAATGAGAATACCTGTTCTCCGGGTTGCGCATACGGAGGCTGAGAAAACTCAAATTCGATAGTCCCACTTCCATCGCTCAAAGTACCTTCGTATGAGTTATTGAAGCTTAACCTTAGATACGTGGTACCGTTAAATTCTTGTTCTTCGATCGATGCAACGCTGGTTCCTCCAGGAAAAGTAACCGATCCTCCAGTTTCAGAAACATCTGTCCCTGACTTAACTCCAGAAGCTGAATATGTTGTGTTATCAACAAACGCAAAGCTTCTATCAGTAGTAGTGAAACGTCGTTCTACAGTTATATTTCCTGAAGTAGTGCCGTTATATCTGCCATCAGTGTAGATTATATAGTATCGCGTACCTCTAAAGTTATACGGGCCTCTTACGAGACGAATTCTTAAACCTGATCCGAAATTTGCTCCTCCAGCACTGTTTATTACAAAATCACCTACGGCGGCATTTAGAGACTCCCAATCATTCCTTAACACGTACATGTAATCTCGATTGCGACGATTGAACTCAATGCTAGCTGTGCCTTGCAAGTCACTCTGCGTAGTAACAGTCTCGGTTGTAACAGTGTCATTCGTGGTCCAGTCGATGCCGCCGCCGGGTGCTATTTGAGCAAAGCTTGGTTGTCCGCCTTGAGCCAGTGACTGTAGCCCTTGCCAAGACACGCTGTCTGGATCTACAGGATAATTTTGCGGATTAAGCAATCCTTCAACAACTATGCCTCCATTGCCGTCTTGTGATGTTATTTCAATACCATCTAGTAGCAACTGCGCTCTGTTTAGTAGCTCTCTTTCTCCTAGATCCCCTACAAGTGCGTTAGACACACTGGGTGCTAGCCTCAACATAAACGCAGTTTTGCGAGTGGTACTGATGTTAACTCCAGTTTCCGAATATGAGAACAGATATCCACGGTCGTCGTCAAATTGTCCGTCCGTAATAAATGCAGATCCCCAGTGACTGATTAGCGGAGTAATTGTGTTACTTAGTAGTATCACGCCTGTACGTGCTGCATGTTCAGCAGGAAAACCAGCAGTGTAATTCCTTGATGCGCCTGCTTGATAGTTTACATAATTAGCGCCTCTATTCAATCCGATTAGTCGATTTCCGTTTGTGCCTTTGCCTGAAAATGTGATTATTTCATTATCAATATATAATACTCCTGAATCAGGAAAAAAACTTGAATCTTCTAATTCTAGAAAATCCTGTTCTGCCGACATTGGTTCAGCAAGTTTACCCGGAGGACCTTCGTTTGTAACTTCGTATCTAACGGGCAAGTTACCTGACCTCATGAATGCTTCTGTGTTGACGTTGGAGTTTCTCATCCTATGGGCATAAACAAAATCGCCGTCTGCTCCACGCAACATAAAGTCAATAAAGCCAGCGCCGTACCAAGAGTATTGTATACCTATCATCTGCATTTTTGCTATATCTACATCATAACCGCTTGGCCCAGTGCCGTCTAACCTATCCAGATTAAAATCTTTCTGTTTAACTTTTTTATCGATAACAAGATTTGCCTTTGCAGCGTACACATCAACAACACCTCTCCAGTCCGGAGTAACAGTCATTGTAGTTTGGTCAATAACATGACTTATCACATGGGTCATGCCCTTGATAACCAAGCGATCGCCGGCTTTGAGCTGATCTCTAAATTTTGTATTGTTCCCGTTTATAAGATTGCTATCAACTGTTACAGATACTGTGCCAGCGATCTGCTTGGTTCCTGTGCGCTGTACTACGCTAATCTGAGTGCCGTCGAATTCCCAGAATATGCCATTTTGATCGTCGAATATTCCAGACCTTACTGTTGCGCCGTGCCAAGCAATAACACTAACCTGAGAGTCAAATCCTAGCACTGCTGTTGTATCTCCAAGTCTTCTTTGTGCTCTTATCGTAAATGTTCTTTCGTCGATGATTGAATTTACTTCGTAGTCAAACGCAGGCGGTAATGCTGTAGACGGTCCTGAATTATAGCCGGGTGTTTCTACTCCTAACAATCTTACAATGCCGCCGACCTGGAGTCCGTGATCGTTGTCGTCGGTAGTAACAGTAATCAAACTTCCTACTTCTACATCTTCTGCTTCTACACTTCTTATATCATAGGAAGGCGCAAATAGGGCACCAGTAGTATACATTATGCCTTTTCCAGACTGATAACGAATATATTTTTTGCTCTGACGAATAGCCTGTGCTCCGTGTTGAGGGCCGCCTGTTCCTAGTTGAACTCCACCGTCAAACGGTCTGTGAATAAAAAAGGAATCTGGTCTAGGGTAAATCGATCCGTTAATCTGATCTTCTTCTAAAATAGTTCCTGATGTCCTTGCTTGGAATCTTAATCTTGTTGCTGAGGGGATATCAGTAGCAATAAAACTGCCGGCTGCAAGGTCGTGGTTGTTAGTTTCGCTCTCAGATTGTATTGTCACAATAAAGGTGCTTCCTGGCACCAACCCGTGTGCATTTTCAAACTGGGCTTCTAAAGTCGCAAGAGCTTTGTAATCAATTTCAGTCTGTCGAGGAATAATGTCTTCTGTTGGTTCTGATAATAGTACAGTAGATATTAAATCATAATCCGGTGCCACAGGAGCATTATTATCCTCTGTTAAAACACTCAAAATTGCGCTGCTGCTGTCCACAGCATTTACTCTTACTGTAACATCATTGGTAGGAGAACTTCCTCCTAGATCGTCGCCGCTCAAAACTATGCGGTTACCTGCCTTATAATCTGTTCCGCCATTGTTTACAAAGGCTTCATAAGTACCGGAAATTCTTTCAACATTGAAAGTTGCATTCTCTCCTATCGGCTGTTGCGGCGATCCTGTAACAGTGAAAGTTCCGCCTCCCTGGGCAGCAGTGCCTGAAACTGAAGCACCTGTTACAGCACCTGTTGCATCAACTGTTGTAACGGTGAAATTTAGATCATTATCTGGACTGACACCATACAGAGCACTTCCTGGAATTAAAAAAGTTTGATCAGGTGCATAGGCAGACCCTGTCTGATCAACACTGTTAAGAGTGTATGCGCCTGCGTCAAGGCTTACTGTTACCTCTAATCCTGAACCTAAAACATTAGTAGCTGTAATATCATTGACACTATCCGAATTATTGGCAGTACCTGATATAATATATTCGGTTATTCCACCGGCCCCGTCTACGTTATCTATTGTTACTGTAAGGTCGTTCTCAGGCGAAGACCCTCCGATGTCGCTGCCAATAACCGTTATATTATCTCCTATAACGTATCCTGTGCCTGGCGCTGTTATTTCTAATGCATAGATTTCGCCTAAAGTTCGCACAGTAAACGTAGCAGCAGTGCCTGTGCCTCCTTGATAAGGCACATCTGCGAATTCTAAAGCTGCATCAGGAGCCGTACCTTCACTTGTGACTCCTGTAATTTTACCCGACGCATCTACAGTGCTAACGGTAACAATAACATCGTTGTCCGGAGTTTGTCCATTAGCATCTGTTCCTGTAATCAACAATCTATCGGCAGGTGCATAATCTTGAGAAGCATCGCTGGCTGACACTGATACAGAATAGACATTGTCTGTGTAAGAAACGTCAAACAAAGGCACCCCTGAACCGATTACTTCGTCTTGCGGAGAAATATTAGACACAGTTTCGGTTCCATCAAAAGGCGTGCCTTCCTGCGATGTTGCTTGAATAGACCCTGTATCGTCTACAATTTCGACAACCATTACTAAATCGTGCTCCGGCGAACCACCCCCTAGGTTAGTACCAGAAACTAGAAGTCGGTCCCCTGCTTTGTATGCAACTCCTCCATTATTGATAGAGGCTATCTCGTATACGCCCGAACCAACTGTTACATCAAAATTAGCTCCAGAACCGCTGGTATTATCGTTAGTCCCAGATATATTTGTATAGGTATTGGTTGTTCCTAGTAAAGGCGCATTTAGAGGATCCGACAAAATAATATTATTACCGTTAATCGACTGTACAAAAGTAGCTACTCCGTTGCCTGAGTCGAAAGCAAGATTTGGAACTACTCCAGAGGCATCTACCAAAGTTACTAGTGTTTCTCCTGTAGTGTAGTCTCCGTCGATTTCAACTGTAATATAAGTTCCACCCCCGGCCGATGTTTGAATAACACCAGTCACCTGTGTATTTTGACCAATACTTGCATTTCCAACAATTGGAGACCCCACTGGGGGGTTTATTCCATCATAGGGAATAATTGTGGATTCACTTGCTACTTCTAGTTCTGTGGTAATTGTTCCTTCGCTACCGTTGCTAATTAGCTCAAAAGAAGGAGTTCCTATACTTGCACCGGTGTAAAAACCTGCTCTCCTCAATTGAGTGTACGTAGTGGACAAAATATCACCAGGAGCTGAACCTACTTTTGCTTTTGCAAAATATCTCAATGTGTTTTCGTCCGGAGTTTCTGTGACAACAAATGCTCCTTCAGCGCGTGCTGCACCTACAACTCCGTCTTCAAGTGCTTTTATCGTGATAGGCTCCCCCGCTGTTACTCCATGAGGCGTAACAGTATTTACAGTAATTTCACTCTGGCCCACACCAGTGTTGCTATCAGCAGCTTCTACCGTTATAACACCTATCATATTCGAATGGTTTGCACATGTGTAATAGTAGGTACCTGAATCTCCGAGAGTGGTTTGCCAGGTTACAGTATCGCCTCCAAAAGCTCCTTGGCCGTCTACTCCTTCGATAAGATTATTAGTTCCTGCTTCTGAAACAGTTTTTAAATATAAAGGATGTGTGCTGCTTGCATTGTTTGTAAATTCTAGTCTATCGCCTTCACGTACCAAAAATCCTGGATCTTGCTCGTTTATTATACTGCCGCTTCTGTCTGCTCCAGAAACTATCCAGTCTGAACTACCATTATTCGTTAATTCGTATGAAAAGTCCTCTGTTGTATTACCAAAACTAGCATCAGTTGTAACAGTAGATACAGGAGTATCTGTGCCTGGTATTTCATACAGAGAAGGGTATCCTCGCTGGACACCAATCGCTGCCCATTTTGTAGGCTGCAGTCCGTACTCGAAGTCAGCGTCTAGCATTGAATATGGAGTTGCTACCCTCATTCTTTCGATAGCATCAGTTCCAAAATCAAATGGTCTTACCGTAGTAATGCTTTGTGCGTTTTCCGAGTTTTCAACAAAGATCTGTAATCCGTCAGATTCGTTCTGATCGAGTGTGTTTGTGTTAAACTTTAGAGTTGTTACGGTATCTGTAGTCTGTAAATAGGTGGGGAAATCAGGATCTTGATCGCCTATATTTAATTCAATATCACCACCAAGGTCAGGGTCGCCAAAGTTATACAAAATAGTGTTTGTGTTAACATTCGTAACAAGCAGTATATCAGCTAGATTATATCTTCCTTGGATTTTTACATGGCCGGCACCTGTCGACGTTTCCGCAATAGCATCTAAACCAGTATCTATTACATTTCTTGTCAAAGTTATTAAACTTTCAACTTTCTCAAATGCATCTTCCTCGGCGTCCACATCTAATATGGTTTGAGTTTCCGTACTGCGTGCTGCAAAATTTTGGTTAGATAATATATTTTCAGTAATGAGATTGCCTATAAATTCTATCATTCCGCTTACAGCCGTTGTTCCTCCCGGCATTTGAAACACGTCTTTTTCATAGAAAAATCTAATAACATCAACTGTTTTAGCGTTGCCACCATACCTAAGATCAAAGATAAAAGCATTAAGAATATTTTCTATGCTAGTAGCATCGTTTGGCAAATAGTTGTAATCGATGTAACCAGGCACTTCGTTCAGTGCTTGCGCCTCTAAGAATTCGGTTGCCTCGGCTTCGATAAACAACAGATTACTGCTAATCATATCGTATGCATTAGGATATAAATTGTCGTTTAGGCCAATGCCAGGCTTGAATACGTATTCTTGAATTTGTGTCTTTGCCATTTAAATCTCCGTTATGACCCTAGGGCAATTGATAAAGCAGCAGCAGTATTATCTACATAATTTTTATTCGCGCCTGCTGTAGGCTCGGTTGGTTTGTCTAATATGTCTATATCGCTGAAACTGGCCGAAGCTCTTATTCTAGCTCCTATATTTATATTATCTAAGTTTCCGGTAATTATAGGATTTATGTCTGTAGATTCAGTAACAGTTAGAGCAGTAAAGTCACCACTACCTGGGGAAGTGCTTCCTAGATCTATGTTATCTATGCTTCCTTTAGACAAACTAGAAAGCATAAGGATGCCCGTAGATTGCACCAAGTCGCCATTGATAGATGTATCACCTTGAATGGCAACATCATTATTAAACGTTGAAGTGTCCGATATAACAAGACCACTTGCTTGAACGTCACCGTTTATGGAAACATTGCCAGTGATCGAGGTATCGCCATCTACTGAAAGTGAATTCAACTCGCCGACACTAGTAAGACTGCTATCAGTAATAGACGAGGCTAGTTTGCCATCTTCAAACAGAGCAACTTCATTTAACGAAAGAGGATTAGCCGTAACTAGCTCTCCGCTGAAAGAAACTGATCCTTTAATTTCAATATTTCCCGATTCGTCTACTTCAAATCCTGGGCTGGTAAAACCTGTCTTTGATACAAATTTAGTTTCGGAAACTGGTTTCATTATATAATCCTGTTAATTAATCAAGGCCTTATAGAGCTGTGCCGAAAAGATAATTTGCGCGCCTAATACACGATCATTTTTTGGCACTGCAATTAATAAAACTTTATTGTCTGCTATTGTAGCGGTTAAATCAATCAACTCGGTTTCTGTAGTTGACCTACCGTAAATTGTGATGCTTGCAGCAGAACTTCCCACAACAAGCAAACATTTTATAATTTCTCTCTGAGCGTTGTTCAGCTCTATAGAAATTGTATATTCTCCTGACGTAAAGTCATTAACAAAGAAAGAATCAATCACAGTACGTTGATCTAGCGATGCCCGCGGCCCGCCGTAACAAAATTTTTTATTATCTATAACTCGTAAACAGTTATTACGGTCTTCCTCGAATATTTTGATCATGATATACTCTACAATTATATTGTATTTATATAAATAATCCGTGATCGAACTAAACTTATTAGAAGATAATAAAATAGCACCGAATATTATCAAAGAAACAATAAGACTGAAGCGTCATTGCAAAAATGATTCTGCGTATAATTTGTGGCGCACTGAATATGACGCAGTCCTTGATATCACTAGTAAAAAAATAGTTTTTTTTGATGATGCAAAATTCAATCTTTTTTTAATTAGATCTAATTAGGTTAGAATATCCAGGTCTTTGAGTTAGGTCTATACCTATAGATTTACAGCGTTCTATACATTCGTCTGTGGCACTAGCGCCAAAAAAGACTTCAGTAGATTCTTCTATTCCTTCAAATATGTTGTGATAGATAAGATAAAACTCTATCAAAGGACATTCAGCAGCAAAAATGTTTATAATACCTTCTTCATGATAAATTACTTCCCAAAATTTTACGTCAGAAATTTCTGGAGTTACAGTGTAATCCCAGTCTTGCCTTGCCGGCAAACAATTTTTTTCTATCCATGTATCAGACAGATTACAAGAAAAGATGTTTTTGGTGTTGACAAATTTCAGCATTTTTTGTAAACTTATATACTCATTTATGTAAAGTATTAGAGCTGCACTGCATAATTATATTTAACCGAGGAGATATTTAATGGCTATAACTGTTGACGGCATATATGCTGGAAGACTTGAACCTGCTGAAAATTACGCAGGCTGCATTAGTGTGTTTCGAAATGCTTTCCCTGCACCGGACCAGGCAGTAGCAGTTTTAGAGGATTCATGCGCTGACGCTGAATCTCCTGCGCAATGGGAGCAGTCACGAATTCTTCAAACTGGTACAGATGTAACTAAGAGATCAAATTCTGTATGTCCTATTTCGAGAGTTGCATCTGAAATGGATTTTCCTCCGTTTCAGGGCCTTCATAATCAATGCAAATTATCAACAGAATCTGGCTTAACAAGTTACGTGGAAGATTTTTTTCAGACTGACATGACACTTGATTCTGAAGGGTTTCAGGCTCTCAAATACGAACAAGGACAAAGATATGTCAAGCACAGCGACTGGCATACTTCTTGTCCTACACGAGCAATTTCTGTATTAATTTATCTCAACGATACTTTCGAAGGAGGGGAACTAGATTTTCCTTTTCATGGTGTTAGAATTACGCCGCAGGCGGGAACAATGGTTATGTTCCCTTCCAGCTTTGCATATACTCATGAAGCATTACCTGTTCAAAGTGGTACAAAATATGCTTTAGTTACTTGGTTCCACGCTGTATGAATTTATTTAAGAAGAAAAAAAATACATTAACTCTGCACTGTTATACCGCTGATAAAATGGTGTATGAAAATGCTCCTATCCAAAAAGGTAATCAATTTTTTCCCGAATGGTGGCGTAATACTCCCAAAGTTAACGGCGAGAACACTACAATTAAAAATTGTAAAGCAATTCAAGAGTATTACAAAAATGGCATTGTAATACCTAGTTATTTTCAAGCAGAGTTGATCATACATGCTGCTAATGATCCGTATAACAGAACCTTTTCTTACACTCAAAGTTATATAGACGACAAGTTTGATGCGTCTCACGTCCCGGAACAATATCCTGTAATTGCGGAGTCGGATTATTTAAATTTTAAAATACTGTCTCCGTGGAGATTTAGAATAGAAGAAGATATACAATTTACCTGGACTTATCCTGAGTATAATTTTCTGCAGTCTCCGAAGCCTAATTGTACACTGATGCCAGGAATCATGTTTTTTCATTACCAATCAGAAGTAAACATCAACTATTTTCTAAAATACGAAAAGGATTGCGAGACAGTGGTAAATTTTGAACCTCTTGAACCTCTAGTAATAATGCACCCTTTAACAGACAAAAAAATTGAGATTAAAAATCATCTGGTATCTAAAGACGATATAAGGGCTCTAGTACCAGAAGAACATATGATTAATCTACTAGGGCGATCTCCTAAGGAAGTCATAAAAACATATAAAGAAAAGAAAAAAATAAAAGAAAAAATTAAACAAAATAAAGAGCAAAAATGCCCTTTTGGATAGGCAACACAAGGACATATAATAAATGACTTACAAAATACAGGTTTTCGACAATTATCTTTCTAACGATGCATTTAAAGATTTACGCAATGAGATAATGAATCCACACTTTCCTTGGTTTTATGGTGAAAGCAAAGTTGGTGAAGATTACGGCGACATGGGACCAAATAAAGAACTATTTGATTTTCAATTTGTGCATATGTTCTATGTAGACAATGCCCCTAATAGTCCTCATATAGAAGTATTGAATCCGTTATTAGAAGTTATAAATCCTTGTGCATTGGTTAGAATCAAAGCAAATATCACATTCTGCACACCCAAAGTAATTGATTTTCCCTTCCATGTAGATCATGACAACTTTATGGGCAAAACTGCAGTGTTTTACCTAAATACAAACAACGGTTACACTGAATTTGAAAACGGAGAGAAAATTGAAAGCGTTGAGAATAGAATGATAATTTTTGACTCTAATCTTAAGCACAGAGGTTCTACAAGTTCTAACAGCAGGTATAGACTAGTTTTAAACTTTAACTATTTTCCCTATGAGTAGAGCCATGCCTCTTCAGGTGGAATCCATACGTTAGAAAATGAAATCTTTAAGCCAATATCTGTAGCTGCTTTTGCTGCTTTGTACTGTGCTTTTGCCCCATAAAAAGTTTCAAAAAAAGGTTTTCTATATTCAACTGCAGAGTCAAGACCAGTTGTTAACAGGTAGAATTCTGCGTAGGGCAAATGACTTGCATATAAACCTGCGCCTCCCGATGCTTCTGAAATCACTTCCCAAATGTCTACGTCTTCTAACCTCAGCTCTCTCTTGTAATCCCATTCCTTAAACCAAGGAATAGGAGTTTTTTCAGGATCATATACAGGATCGTCGTAAATTTCGTTACGCTCTAAATTTGTAAAAATATCTGTAGTGGTTCTAAATTGCGGCATTTTTATAATTCAAATTTTATATTATCTATCCACATGTAATCGGCGCTACCCCAAATATTGGCATTAATGCGGAATTTTTCAACGTTGGTGTTTCTAGATAGAGATCTAGTTCCTGATCTGATTGTGTTTGTCGACATATCTTGATAAAAATAAGAATGTTGATTAGACGACCAGTTGAATTCAATTCTGTAATATATCCATCTATCGTAACCGTTGCCGCCGTATATCTCTGTGTCACCAGATCCGTCTCGGATTTCCCATTGAGGATTGTTCCCTCCCATGGCAAGAACTTCGTTACCGTTGCTATCAATAAGTTGTGTTGTAAATCCTGACTGATTGGTCTCTTCTTGCCAATAAAATTCAAAGGCAGATATTTGACTGCCTCCTAACAAGACACTTGGCGACAATTCTGCATTTATTGTAGATCCTGTTTCACCTGCGCTATAGTTTCCCTGAAAAGATCGATCAGTACGCACAGCAAAGTTCGATGTCTGTGTCCATTCGTTGGAGAACGAACCTGATTCAAAATTGTATAGCACGGTGTTGCTATCCTCTTTTATTGCAAAAGCGGAGGTAAGTTTCAGATCTCCCACGTGCTCAAAAATTTTTTTTTGTCTTCCTACACCTTTTAGCCTATCATATTCTTTTAAACGAGATAGATTTCTAGCTTTGCTGAGCCACATTCGTTATTGACCTTGAGTTTTATATCGCACAACAACTATTCCGTGGCCGCCGCGAGCATTGTCATTATTATAGTCATAATTACCGCCGCCACCGCCGCCGGAGCCGTAGTTGTTATTTGCTCCACTGCCGGCGGCGTATCGTCCGCCGTCGCCGCCACCGGCCGGTCCTGGACCTCCGTCGCCAATATACGAGGCGCCGCCACCTCCGCCGCCGCCGGCCCTAGAAACGTTACTGCCGGTTATATTGTTTGAAGCTCCGTAACCGCCTCTCATATTATATCGGCCACCACTACCGCCGGCGCCGCCGCCGCCGCCAGCACGTGAATTATATCTGTTTGCATATGCGCTGCCGCCGTTATTTCCATATGATGTAGAGCCGCCACCGTTGTATTCATTGTAATCTTCTAGGCCGCCGCCGCCTCCGGAGCCGCCGTACTGCCCGTCATTATATCGATGGCCACCTCCGCCGCCGCCATATGAGTCAATGTTGCGAAAGGTGCTGCTCCCACCTCTAGATCCCCTTGTATCATTTCCTCCGTCCCCGCCTCGGCCGGTATACACATAATAGTTCCCTGCTGTTAGGCCAGACTGAGTTCCTGTTCTATATCCGCCAGCGCCGCCGCCACCGCCTTGGCCAAAATATCCGCCGCCGGAACCGCCGCCGCCGCCGCCGGCAATTACCATGTATTCTACATCTACAGGAGGAGCTAAATGCATCAAATCTGGTTGATCGAATTTAGGCTTAATGTTAAAATCGTGAGCTCCGGTTTGTAGGAAACAGTGGACTCTATAACCTCCCATGTCATATACTAGATCACCGCCTTGAATATCATAGTAGTTGTCTACGGAATTTTCAGATTGAGGGAGCCTATGATTTTGTCTTATGCTTTTTACGTATGGCATTTTGTCTCCTTAGATGTATTCCTTGATTGTTAACATTGTTGTTATGGTATGAGGCGTATCTGACCTTGCTTCTAAGCTATACCCCGGAGGTATATGATAAGTTTCCGCAGATTTATAGAGCGAATTGTCTGGTCTTACTAGTTCTAGATCTTGCCCGTTAATTATACTAAAATAGGTTAGACTGTTATCATACAGTCGCATATAAAGTTTAACTTCGTCGGGTATACCTCCAGCACTGTAAATTTTATCTATGTTTTCACCAAATACTCTATATCGGTTTTTGTCAATAGCGTGAAGAGTGACCCAGCCGTTTCCAGTGTTGGTATTTAGCTCTTGATATGGACTATCAATGTCAGAGTTATCAAAAATGTACACAGGTGATGATGCATCTACTGGCACACCTTTCTGCATGGCAACTGCGTAACCAAACTTTGTAACAGCTACTTGACAGAATGCATTTCCTGATGTAGTTCTTTCTGGGGTCCAGCCAAAAGCAAAATTAAGACTGCCGTTTATAGAACTCCAAACTCGATTTCTGTTAATCTCTGTATCAAAAGCCGTTGCTACAGTTATGCTACTTTTTGAACCACTGGTATATTTAAAAAGACTTATTCCAAATCCACTGTCATTTTGTTCGTCTGTAATTTGCGCATTATCAGGATCCAAACTTCCGAAATTGTTTTCTGATTGAGGGTTAGATATTCCTAGCCTTCTAGTATCACCACGTGAGTCCCATTGATAGCTTCCTACTAGCCTCCAAGTTCCTGAAGGGAATGCTCGACTCACAGGCTGATTTTGAATAAGCTTCATATTAGGATGATAACCTCTAAACCAGTCGTTGGATCCGTCTGCAGTGTTAATATTAGTGCCGCTAAAGTAATCGAATCTTTCTCCTTCTGTCCACCTAGCTACGTATCCATTCACACTGTTCCCGCCTACACCGAAACAAAACGCTCTTTCGTTTCCATTATAATCAACAAATGTAGTAAGGTTACATGTGAAAACAACATTGTCGAATCTTTCAAAATTATTGTCTGGATGATCCGGCTGTATCTGGCCTAGCTGCTCGCCGCTGTGCAATTTATCACTAACCATTAGGTACCCGTTACCGGCGCTCATACTATCCCATCTTCGATTAACTCTGTATGTGCTATTAGGATAAGAGCCGACTCTGTAGAGTGTGTGAAACAGTATTCTACCGCTAGGCGTACAATTTAAGTCACCTACTCTATGTTCCCAGTTTAAGTTATAGTACATATCATAAAGTTTCTTTTCACTTAAGATAGCTCCATCACTGTCTAGCGCATAAAGTCTACCGTGATAGCCTACTATCCAACAATGTGCATTTTCATTCCAAGCATAACACATGCCTCTATCAAAACACATCGGAAGATATGTTCCGGTGTCATCTCTCGTACCAACATCTGTTGCTGTGTCAACATCTTTCCTTGAATAGTACTGAGGAACCCTGTCTCTCTCTTGAGCGGCTTGATCATACTGATTGTATATTGGCTTGCTATCGAATGGGTAGAATTGCTGTTGTACTCTTTCTGTTTCTGTTGTTTCATTCTCAGGATGTAGATTTGTAGCCGAGCCGCTAGAATCAAACACTACTAGTAGTTGCCCGTCTCCTGCAAAAACTGCTCTTTCGTCGCCCCATCTATAGCTTTCTTGAATACTTTTACCGCTTGTATGCTGCAGAGTCAAATTTACTGTAGGACTGTTAAATGCAGTGCTAGCATTATTTTGCGGATAAAATGTCATTGTGTCTGTATTACTAGTGCCAATTGTGGTAATTACTGCACTAGGAGTTGTATCAGAAGAGGTACATTCACATTGTATGCCCGCCCAGCTACCACTCGAATCGTTTAAAGCAACTGCGGTTCCAGCCACAGAAAGACTGTAATTAGCACTGTCATAATTAAATATGACTGCTTGAGCACTGTTTGAGTCCGTCGATGCAGCAATAATATAGGGAGTAATGTTACTGGTTGCACTATTGACCATCTCGGACAAGCTGAAATGATAAGAACTATTGGATATACCTGTGCTAGTTAACGAAGTTAAGTTCGTAAGCGCGCCGTCGTCTGGTATACTAAAGGCCTGTAAACTCCAATTTGTGTCAGCCCAGCCGCCTACTATTACCTGGTCAGGCGCGTCGGGAACCTTTGCTAGATCAAATGCTCGTGCAGTTGTACTTGAAAAATACGAGGCTCCTGTGATATCTAGTGTTTCTATAACAGTATTAACTGTGTTGCCTGTAATTGTAAACCTTAGTATCTGAAAGTCTGTTCCCTGTCTGTATGCTGCAACGACTTTAGTAGGACTGATTGATATTGCACGCCAGTTTGGCTGGCTGTAGCTGCCACTAATACTGTTTGGTTCTGACCAAAGACTATAACTGGTGTTATCAAACACCTGGGTAGGCAGGCTGTGGTGATTGATAGGACCTGCTCTAAACCGACCAGACTCGTATTCTAGTATTTGAGTATGAATTACCTCTCCATTCAAAAAGTCGCTGTTATCTCCTTGAAAATGCTGATAATGAGGTAAAAAGAATATTAACACTCGATCACTATCAAGTTTTACCGGATAAGGAATGCCGTAACCGGTTGACGTCGTACTAGCGTCTGCATTAACAGGTATTTGATTAGATCCAAAATATGTCCACTCGCTTGCGCCCGTGTCTTCAATAATTTCTGTGCTATCGCCTGTTCCATTTACATTAACCGACACCAATTCAGCGCCTTCACCTGAATTATTTGTATACACTGCAGAAAATACATCGGATAAATTTTCCGAAATAACTGCTCTAGTTTGTGTCTTGCTACTTATGTTTCTTGCCATCGTTTTATCCTTGTTTTCATTTAGAGGGATGAAGTCTCAATACCGTAAGCAAATACATTGACAGAGTCAATATTTGAACTTACTACTAGTTTAGTTGACGCATTTAAAATTATTCCAGTGCGCTCTAATATATCATTTGCTCCTACACTAGCATCGTATTCGATATAATCTGCCGGTTCGGGAGTATCTAAGTTAGAAATAGCTAATCTAATTAGTGCATTATTGTTTGATCTATTACAAAACGAAATGCTTGCCATTGTAAATGTGTCAACAGGCACTGTATAAACAGTGACCATAGTATCTGCTAAAAGATCTGTAGGTGTACCTAGAATACCTGATGCCATTTAAACTCTCCGTATTGTATTTATCAAGTTGTAATATTTATCAATCATTTAGTTTGTCCTGACAGAAAATAATTTAAGGCAACCGGAGTTCCTTGGACTCCGCTTAGGAAATTCATCGGACTGAGCACATTAATAGCTGCTCCGGTTACATTAGAAATCTGTTGTCCGGTTATTAAAATTTGGCCTGCTGTTAGACTGTTTACATTTAATTCGCCGGCGCCGCCGCCAATTTGTGCAGTAATGTATGTCTTGATTGCTTTTTGTGTAGGTACAACATTATCGCTGTTTGCCGTAAACGTTCCGTCTGCGGAAAACTCAGTTATAGTAGCACCTGTACCTCCCAGTGCTAACTCGCCTAACGACAGTTCATTAAGACCGCTTATATTGAATGCATCAGCGTTTAGAGTGGCAACACCTGTTGACTGTTCTACAGAGAATAAATCACCGACTCGGAAATTACCATCTTGGTCAGTAGAAGTATAGAATACCCTGCCGCCGCCTTGTTCCGATGTTTCTTGTTCGGGTACAGGATCGTACAATGGCTCATTAGGGTAGTTTGTATCGTCAAAATTTCCAGTACCTATATCAAGAAAATCATGGCCTGTAAGTCTTACCTGCGAATATCTAATACGCAACTCTATTGCTTCTAGATGTTCGGGAGCTTCATTTACTAGCAACTCGGGACTTATTTGTAGTTGTGCTGCAAATCCGTCTGCTTCATCGGATAAATCTCTTACAGCAACTAATTTATAATATTCCCCAGCAAGTCCTCCAAATGTCACTGTTGATCCAGGTAATGGCCTGCCTGATAGACCTATAACCTGAACAAATTCGCCTGGTTGATATAGGTCTGCAAAACCGTCTCCTGTAACATTTACTTCTGCTGTAGCAAATGCTGTGCCACGGTCGATCCAGGTAGGTTGGGTCAGCACACCGTCTCCGATTCTAATATCAGTAGCAACATCTAAGGTGTTATTAGGATCTGTAACGGTAACCGAAGGAGCGCTGGTATATCCTTGCCCCGGATCCCATATTTTTATTCTTACAATAGCACCGTCAGACACAACTGCTCTAGCTTTAGTTGTATCTGCGTACAAACCACTCGGAGGAGGATCAAATGAAAGTCTGGGTTCAATTGAATAATTTGTAGTGTCATCTAACGCAGACTCTATATTGCTTCCGGGCACTAAATGATCCCATCCTGGAGAATCGTCGCTGTATTTGAATACTGAAGCTATCTTTGTACCGCTGTTATAACTTCCGATATAACCATACTGTCCTGCTCCGAGACCAGATGTTAAAAATATTGCAACACCTGAATACTGAGCACTAGTTGCTCCTTCAGTGTTTGACAGTGTAATCGAAGTAGAATCGCCGAGCTGTGCAACATTTTCACTAAACACATAGTCGGCTCCGCCAAAATCTCCTTCGCCGTCGCTGTCTAAGTCTGGATTAAGGATTCGTACGTCAAAGACGCCGCCGTCAACAGTATTTACTGTATCGAGTTCTGCTCCAAAGCCTTCGCCTGTTACTACAAAATTCGTATTTTCCGGAGTATATTGAATACCAGCATTCAAATATTCAAATATTAAAATATTATCTCCGTCTGTAAAGACATTTTCAATAATTGCGTCAAAGGCTCTGTTTGTAACTTGACCAGTAACAGGAACTTCTGTCTCGTCTACACCTTCTGCTACGGTACCAAATGTGCCGTACGAAGAGTTACCGTTTGTTGCTCGTACTTTACCTCCGTTTTCTGCTAGATAGCCAATATGTCCATAATATCCAAATACCGACACTAGTTCTGCTCTACCGAGATTTGTTACCCAAGCGCCGATTCCGTCAGATAAAACCTGAGTAAAATCATTAGCAACAATTGAGTCGTTTCCGCCGTTGTGTAAGTCTCCATCAACTTTCATACCAATACATGCGGTGCCGAATGTAGTTACTCCTTGAACGTAAGGTGATCTAGTTCTAATCCAAACTTCTTCGTGTTCAGGACCCCAGCCCGGATCTAAAGAAGCATAGGCACCTGCTGAAGGACGACGAGTCCCGTACTGGTTTTCGCTTCCGAGCGTACCGGTTAGCCCTGCTACCGTGCAATTGCGTAATCCTGTTGCGTTTCTAAGGTAAAACATGTCTTGTTCTAGACTTCCAATTACAGAGCTAAGATAAATTTGTGCAGCGGTTAGACTGGCATAATTTCCAGAATATCTTAAATCATACTGTATTGCATCAATATAACGTGCAATTTGATTGATATAATCTTGAGAATTATAGCTGTATGCTGGGTAGTTAGTGTCTAGGTACGCAAGAGCCTCATGAATTACGAATTCACGATTACGTTCTAACGCATCTATAGCATATGTATATGACTTCGAATCTCGTGTTTCATTTGCTCCTGCCTTTTTAGGTATCGTAGAATCTCCAGTTGCTCCGTTTATCCCATAGTCAATAAAATCATATATTTGACGCATTAGTTCTGACGCTTCTGCTGCAGAAGTACTATCTCCTATCAAAGGAAAAGTATCAGAGTAAGTTACAGGATTGCCGCTGGTTGCAGTAATATTATCTGCTCCCGCAATAATATCGTTTATTACTAGAGATAAGTGATTTATAACCTCTAAACTGTAAGGCACATCATTTTCAGCGATAATAGCCGATGCTGGCTCTATACGTGTCGAACGTAATTCGTCGCCGACTATAGCAGTCTGCTGGTTGACGCTTATAGGAAGTACTTCTTTATAAAGACCCGTTTTTACATAGATTGTGTTGTTAGGAATTTTAACACTTGGCAATATACCAATATTACCTTCTTGAATTGTGTCTTGGCTCAAGCTAACTAAATTATCTATTATTAAAGGTATTTGTTGCTCGCTTGAGTATTCGAAATATTCAGAGCTTACATACTGCGATATTGGGTCCGCTATTGAGTTTTCTATTTGATAACTTGTATCCACTAGTGTGTTAGAGGTAATTTCTTTTGCACTGTTTGCAACAAATTCTAGAACCTCTACAGTTTGAGATTGCTTGCTAGAAACAGTAGCCGCATATTTTCCGTCTACAAAATTCCTAGCTACTTTCTGAGAGTATTCATTGCCTCCGTGTGCAATATCATATATCAAACCATCTAATACGTGGCCTATTGCTTCGGCGTATTCTTCTTTATCGTATGTGAACCCTACAAATGGTTCATTACTGATTGTAATTTGGTAGTCTATCCATTCTACTGCTTCTTGCTGAATGAAACTCCGATTCATGTATAGAAGTCTCTTAGATAATGGATTAAGCGGTCCGTCTATTATCTGCTTATTAGCATACCTAATTGTTTTCCAAGGCTTATCAATGTTAATACCGTACGTAGGAGTTGGCAAATCTTTCCCGTTGTCAGCAGAAACATAGTATACATTGTTAACGTAACCCCAATACTGCCATTCAGGAGCATCTTCTGTAGAATTTACAGCTAGTACTTGTCCGTCGCGTCCTATAGGTAATCTAGTTGGGCCTGCGCCGCCATAATATAAGATGTCTCCTGCCTGCGTTAATACAGACTCTTCTGCACCTGCAGATAAGAGATTCCAAAATTGTCCTGTAGTGTCGGCGTCTGGACTGTTTACGCCATCTTCAGCTACGTGTTCCTGAACACATACATAGCTGTTATCGCCAAATCTAATGGTATCGCCTAACTCGTAAAAAGTGGTATCTACGTATTCGTCTCTCCAAAAGAATCCGGAATTAAGTCGTTCCCAATACGGGCCCGGTGGCTTAATACTAGTAAATTCAGTTACGCTTATTACACTATCGCCTGCCATTAGGTTATGGTAATTACAATAGTAATACAAGGTATCAACTGTAGTTTCGTCTGTTGTAATCTCAATAGTTCTGGTCGAAGCACTATCAAATCCTGCAATGTAAGTTGAGCTATCTGCTACTTCTGCACCGTCTAGGAAATATCTTACTCCCTCAATATATTCAGAGCCACCGTTATGAATTCCGTGCTGAGTTTGACTGAATAGCAGAGGATGACCCACATTAGTCGTATCATTTTGACTAAATGTAAAAGTAGTGCCTATAGTAAACAATAGGTCAGGATGAAGGTTACCATTAAGATAATATTTATTGCCCTGATCAGTTGCTTGAACAGTGACATCAAAATACACATCTGTATTAGTGCCAGTAGTGCAAAGATAGGTGTACCCATTTAATCTAACAACGTCTCCTGGGAGATAATCTTGATTGGTGCTATCTTCTCCCCAATCTCCTGCAAATCTAAAGCCGCGCGTGAATAAATCCCAGTTATCTAGACTAAGATCGGGTTTATTACCTATGTTAAAGGTTTTTGAAATATAAGTGTACCCCCCGTGATTTACAAAATCGCCGGGCTTGTAGTTTTTAACACTATTCCAAGTGTTCTGATATTCAATTCCGTCTACAAAGGTTTCCCAATTATTCTCATTAGATAAGAAATCCGTACTAAGATGACCGGCAACACATACAAAAACATTAGCACCGTATTTGATTAGATCGTTAATTACATAATAGGTACCTGATGACCAAGTTCCTCTATAATTTACGCCACTGCTAAAAATTTCCCATTTTTCTAAATCGAATTCTAGTCCTTCTGATACAGAACTAGATGACACATGGGATTCAATACACGCATAAATGACCGCGCCATTTTTTACTAAGTCATTAATTCTGTATTTGGTAGAAGGCTGCCATTCTGACCTATAGTCAAAACCGTTTGCAAAGATATTCCACTTTGCTATGTCTGCTTCTAGTCCTTCTTCTATTGTTTGTGCGGACAAATGCGCTTCGTTTACAATATAAACATTGCCGCCATACTTAACAATATCACTTTCGTCGTAATAAGTGTTTACATCCCAAGTGGCTTTCCACTGTTGTCCGTCGCTTATTTTTTCCCAGTTTACTTCGATGTCGTCTACAAAGCTGCTGGAACTTGTGTGACCATTAACACATATGTAAGTAGCTCCGCCTTTACGAACAATATCATCATTGTAGTAGACATTAGACGGCGTCCAATCTCCCTTCCAAATAAATCTCAATCTACCTAATTTAAACTCAGCCATTTTTTACTCCGTCGTAAAGTTATTTATTTCAAATTACAAATTGCTTCCGTAAGCAAAGAATTGTGCAGCTAGATAGGTTCCTTGAAGACCTTGCATATTTAATACACTTGCTGCTTCTACTGATAGTCCTGCGGCGTTAGAAATATTGTCACCACTAATCACAGTCTGCGATGCAATAAGAGTATTTGTTGTTGCATTTCCGTCTCCAGTAGAAATTCTATTTTCAAGATAGGAAGCAATTGCTCTTTGCGTAGGAACTACGTTATTGCTAGAGGCAACAAATGTAGGATCTTTCGAAAATTCTCTTATAATTACATTGGTGCCGCCCAATTGAATTCCGCCTAGTGAAACTTCAGTAAGGCCGCTTAAATCAAACTGGCTGGCATCTATAGTAACAATACCAGAAGACTGTTCTACAGCAAACAATTCGCCAACTCGGAAGTTACCATCCTGGTCGGTTGAAGTATAGAATACTCTGCCGCCGCCGCTTGCTACTGTTTCGTTGAAAGGTCTTCTAGGGTTTTCTGCGTCTTCACCAAATACATAAAGATTGGGATAATCTGTATCTTCAAAGTTTCCAGTGCCTATGTCAAGAAAATCATGGCCAGTGAGTCTTAATTGACTATACCTTTCTCTTATAATTAGACTAGTATCATGTATAGGACTTTCGTTTATGGAAAGCGACGGACGTATCTGTACTTTAATATCATAAGGGCCGTCGCCGGTTTGTTCCTCGATTTTGCTTATACTAAACTGCTGGGATACAGCGTTTATTAATAAGTTGGCTCCGGGACCTGGGATTCTTGAAACGTCTTTCAAAAACAAGGTAGTTCCTGTTTGAAATAAATCTGCAAAACCATTTCCGGTGATTGTACCGGTAACAGTTACGTAACCTTCTCCTCGACTACGCATTTCAGGTTGCGCTAACACTCCGCTATTCAAAAACGAACTATATACTACTAACCCGGATGCACTGTTGTCAAATACTGTAATTTGAGGGTTGGTTTGATAATTACTGCCCGGATCATATATTACAAAGCCGGTCACAGAAGCTGCTTCCACAGTAGCACGCACAACTGCTCTGGCTCCTGTTCTAATAGAATTCCATGTACCTCCTTCCTGAACGACTAGCCAGGTATTATTATAATACAAGCTTTGGCCCCAAACAGCTCTCTGAGATAAAGCAAAATCGGTGCTGTCGTCACCGGTTGTTCTCCATACTTTTCCGTCTGCACTTTTTCCTATAACATTACTCTCACCTGAAGCAATGAATACTCCTTGAGAATATGATATAAATTCAAAATCTTCTGTTTCTTGAATACCAGTGTACCAATTCTCACCATCAAAACTGTACACAAATATAGAAGTGCTGCCGGTGTTACTCGGTGGTGCTATTGCAACAAATCTACCATTACCGTAGGTTATGTCGGTATATTGGTATGCAGGAATTGCACCAGATATTAATGTCCAAGTAACTCCGTTGTCTGTGCTTATAGCCACGTCTCCAGCATTACTATCTAAAGCTACAAATTTTTCATTGCCGTATTCTACGGCACACCAAATTTGAGTAGTACCTACGTCTCTTAGATTGTAACTCAAGCCGCCGTCGCTAGAATAAGCAAATGATTGATTGCCTCCTCCAGGAACAATAACTACATTATTGTTCCCATCGCTTGCAATTGATTGCCATGCAGCATCTGTAGGAAGAGTGATGTCGCTCCAGTTTACTGCTTCTAAACTAGTAAGAACTTCATTAGTAGCTAGTCCTTCTTTGCTTTGTTTTATCGCAATAAATGCAGTTCCTGAATATACAATTCCACTTATCTCTGTAGCTGCAGAAACACTGGTTTCTTGCGACCAATTAAAACCGTTGTCACTGTAGGTTACAAAAGCGTCTGTAGAAGAGCTTCCTTGGCTAATTGCTACTATTCTGTCAACGTTTGCGGCAAGATATTTCCAATTTCTATTAGAAGGTCCGGATATTGTTACTGAGTCAAATATTGGTTCTTCTATCTCTACCATTGGCTCAATAGCATACTTGCTAGTTGAATCTAATTCAGGTTCTATAGGATATCCAGGCTGGAAGTGATCAAAACCTTGGCTTGTGTCTGATTCTCTTGAAATGATACATTGCTTTGTGTCCGGATCGTAAAACTCAATTTTTCCATATTGTCCTACGCCCAGTCCGCTGATGATAACTAACCTTTGACCTTCAAATTGCTCTTTCGATCCTACTTCTGCTTGTGATAAAAATATCTCCCCGTCGTTTCCTGACTGTAGATTATTCACTACAAACGTATAATTGATTCCGCCTGCGTCGAAGCTATCTTCTGGATCTAAAACTCTTATTTTAGAAATTGCCTGTTGTCTAAATTCGTTGTAGTAAGCATCTGCTCCCGTACCAGAACCGCCAAAAGTAATTGCAGCTTCTGTGTATTCTTGGCCTGCATGAGAATATCCTACTGCAAGAATACTTTGTTCATCGATGCCGTATGTAAATGCTTCCTCGAACTGTGCATCTTTTGTTCTATTATCTATAGACCCGTTAATAGGCACTTCGTTAACATCGAATCCTTCAGCAACTGAACCAAATTCTCCGTAAGAGTTATTGCCGTTAGTAGCTCGCACAACACCACCGTTGGTACAGAGGTAGCCTATATGACAATAATAGGTAAAGACTGATACTAATTCTGTACGACCTACCTGATCGGCCCAGGCTCCTATGCCGTCCGATAATACCTGAGTGAAGTCGTTCGCAACTATCGAATCATTACCAGAATCGTGTAAAGATCCGTCTATTTTAACTCCAATACACCCAGTTCCTAGTGTAGTTACGTTTTGGATATAGGGTGATCTACTTGTGATCCATACCGAAGAATCGTCTGGACCGAATCCGGGATCAAGGCTAACGTAAGCTCCTGCAGTTGGTCTTCGCGTAAGATATTGATTCAATTCTCCTAATTCGCCCCTAAGACCCGACATAGTCATGCTTCTAATACCTGATCCGTTGCGAACATAAAACATGTCGCTTTGTTCATAACCTTCCTCAGGTGATACTGTCGTGCTTCTTAGTTCCTCTCCTACGATAGCACATCGCTCGGGTACCGATATAGGCAATATTTCTTTAAAAATTCCGGTCTTAACATAAATTGTTGTATTAGGAGCCTCTTGATTAAGAATATTATAATATACACCGCCTATGTAAATACGATCATTTTTATATTTTTCACCGGAATAGTAAATCTCGTTTTCTATATCCTGTATCCTGCTGCGTATATCTCCTTGAATTTCGTTGCCGTCGTAAAAAGACTGAACAGCTATACTATCTGATAAAGTAATTTCCGATTCGGACTTATCGACATTAGCAAACAGGTCCTTTGTTCTTGGATTAATAGAATTTAACAAAGTAGATAAATTTGAAAAATCTGCTGTGCTGTCACCGTTTGCAATATACTCTATAGCCTTTTGCAATATATAATCACCTCCGACAGAGGATGTATTGAGTGTGCCATATATGTTTTCAAGAAGATAATTAGCAGCGTAATGCACAGTGCGCCACGGGGATTCTTCAGATTTTCCATAATCAGGCGAATCTACTCCGTCTGTGCTAACGTAAAATGCTCTTGGTGTATTGCTAACTATTTGCCAAGTATTTTTCCTTGAACTTTCTACTTTATTAACAACTCCGGTTGGATTCAACGAATCTTGATTGTAACTGTAATAAAATAATTGATCAGGCGTTTCGAGCCTAGGAGTAATTTGTATTTCTCTCGTTGAGGCATTGTTAAATTCTGCAGCATATTCTGCTGCATCTGCAACAGTATTTCCGTCTAAGCGATATACGACTCCTAATTCATACGGCTCACCAGAATTATGAATACCGTACTGTGTTTCGGAAAAATTTAAAGGGTGATTATCATTACTTGTGTCATCCTGATTAAAAACATATATTACATCAGGCTTTATATCAAAACTTGGATATTGCTGTCTGTTAATAGCAAATACATTATTAAAAGGGTCTTCTTTATTTTGTTCTACAGTTACAGAAAACAAAACAGTTTGCCTTTCGTCTTCTACAGCTGATAACACAGACTTTGGTTTTCCTATCTCGAAGCGCTCGTCTTGGTATAACAGCCCACGTTGTTTCATGTCTCCTTCTACTTGAAGAACATTTGTTTCAGCACCTTCGGCTAGAGTGATCCAATATTGGTTTATATTTTCATCTCTATCTGGTCTGCTGTTCTCCATAGACGAATTGTGCGCTGAGATACACACATACGCTGAATCAATAAAAGTTACAATCTGGTTTACTTCATAGTCGGAGTCAAAAGTCCATCTTCCTCTAAATTCTGTTCCTGGTGCTACAAGCCTCCAATTTTGGCTTCCTTCAGGAGTATCATCGGTGCCCGTTAGAGCAACCCAGATCGAGCCAGAATAATGTACAATTTCACCTACCTTGTAAGCCTCACTTGGGCTATAATCTCCTTTGTAATAATACCCACTTGTAAGCTGCTGCCAAGCTGTGCTTGCATTGGCCAATAACCCTCCTCTAGTTGGTCGATTACAGAGATATAAATTTCCACCGTATTGAACTATATTGCCTTGCGAATATTCAAGGTTTGAATCGTATTGATTGTCAAATGAGTAACCAGGAACATATATTTCCCAAAAATCTATATCAGTGCGAAGTTCACTAGCTGCATCGCTAGAAGTGTGACCTTGAACACAAACAAAAAGGCTAGGCCCGTAACGAACTACATCTTTAGGTTTATACCGAGTATTAGCAGTCCATGTAGATTTATATTCTACCCCGTCACTTAAAATTTCCCACTTGTCTTCGTCTGATTCGAGCCCGAGATCCTGACTAGCAGACACATGTCCCTGAGTGCATCGATACACTCTGCCGCCGTATCTAACAACATCATTCAAAGTATATTTGTTATCATCGATCCAGCTTGATGCCCAAGTATCTACCTGAGACAATAACTGCCATTTTTCTAGATCTTCTTCTAGACCAAGATTGGTATCTTCTGCGCTAACGTGAGGTTCTAAACAAATATAAACATTACCGTTATATCTTACTATTGCTCCTTTACTGTAAAAAATAGAAACAGTCCAGGCATTATTCCACTCGCGGCCGTCGAACATTAGATCCCAATTAGAAAAATATCTAGAATTATGGAATGTTCCTACATTCTGATTTGTGTCGCTATACACGTAAAATCTATCGGGCATATCAAAGGGAATAGTAATCTGTATTTTTCTTTTTTGTGCTGTCTCAAAATCGGCAAGATAGGTATCTTCGTCTACCTGTAAATCATCTATAAAATAAAATACGTTTCGTGTAAATTTTTCGTTTCCTGCACGCGGCCCTTCATTGCTAAGAGAAAACAGTAGAGGATTGGTATTCCCGTTAAAATCAGCATTCGAACTGTCTGTTTGATCAAAGACATATGCCTTGCCCTTTATCAAATTGAGATTATCAAGTTCGGTATCATTAAAATAATACACGCCAGCAGCATTGTTTGGGTTTAATGAATCGGGTCCGACAGTAACATTTACAGTTTCTGATCCCGAAAACTCTAGGTCGTTGTAGAAATTAAGATTAGCTAGATGCTCTTGCAAACACACATATGCCTTTCCTTTATAGAAAATTATATCATCTTTTTGATAGAGAGAATTAGGAACCCAATTTCCCTTGAATGTATATGCTAATCTATCTAGTTTAAAATCGACCATTTTCTATCCTTTAATTTACATTTATTGTGCCATGCATTGCAGCATGGAATTGGCAATTGTAGTGTAGTGTTTGCCCTGAATACTGCGAAGGAATTTGCCATCTCACAGTGCCAGATTGTGCACCGTTATTTGTAACACCGTCCGCTTGGTTTGAAGTTCCGGTACTATCTGCAGTTTTAACATAGAACGGATGTCCCGGGGCGTTAACATTGAAATCTATGATATCACCGGTTGCAAATGTTAATGTGACATCTGATCCGCTTACTGATCCTGAACCATCATTGCCGTTTAATACATAATTACTGAATCCGTCGTTAGTTACACTCAATGTATAATCTGCCGAGGGTGCCGTACTAGTATCACTTACAGTTACAGATATAGAATCTTCGCCGTTGTCAAGGCTTAGTAACATTGTTTCGCTGCCTTCCGTGAGAAGATCTTCCGATAGTGTAAAACTAACTTGTGATGTTCCTGCACTAATGTCGAAGTTGCCAGAAAGAGACCCAGAAGATATATCACCTGCGTCGATTCCGGTTACTGTATAGCCAACAAGTTCGCCGTCATTAACATTTGTAGTATTTAGGGTGAAAGTAACAGAATCACCTTCATTTACTGTTGCTGTGCTCCGAGACAAGGAATAAGAAGCTTCAGGAGCTTGACTAGTATCGTTTATTAGAATTGATGCACTTGCCCCGCCGTTGTCTAAGGCAAACACCATGGTTTCATCTCCTTCTGTCTCTACGTCCGCTGCAAGAGTTAAATCCACGCTGCTTGCGTTGTTTTGAACTGTAAACGATCCTATCGTTAACCCGGCACTGAGATCGTCATTCGTTATGCCCGAAATTGTATACCCAATAACAGTGCCATTTGGAACATTAGTAGTTTCTAATAAAACTGATAAGGATTCTCCTTCATTTACAACAGACGAAGACGGTGTCAATTGATAGGTGCTGTCTTGAGGTGTAACACTTGTATCTGTGATTTCTATATCTATTGATGATTCACCGTTGTCTAAACTTAGAGTCAGTGTTTCGAGTCCTTCGGTAGAATTATCTTCTGTAATTACTATTTCGACAGATGCAGTGTCATCAGTGACTACAAAATTATTAGACAGGCTTTCGGCGTCAATGTCACCTAATTGTACGCCAGATATTGTGTATGGAACTTCCGTCTGATCATCTACATTTGTTGTAACTAACGTAATAATTACTGATTCTCCCTCATTTAGTGATGAAGAACTTGCTGTTAGATCATATGTGCCGGGCTCGGGCTCAGCGGCTATGCTCGTATCTTCAATATCGATAGACAAACTTGCAGCTTCGTTGTCCAGCGTCAAAACCATTGTTTCAAGACCTTCAGTAGTTTGATCTTGAGCTAAACTGAATGCCAATGTAGCTGTGTTGTTTGTTACAATAAACTGGCCTGTTAGGTCTCCGGTAGCAAGATCTGCTGCGTCTATTCCTGTAATTGTATAGGAAACAGATGTATTATCATCAATATTTGATGTTTCTAACGTTACAAATATATTATCTCCTTCACTTATTGATTGGCTTGTAGAGCTCAAATTATAGGTTGGCTCGGGGTCTAAACTAGTGTCAAGCACAGTAATGCTAGCACTATCTGCGTTATTATTTAGAGACAGAGTTAATGTTTCGTCTCCTTCTGTGCTAGCATCGTTTGATATTGCTATTTCTACTGTGGCTGTATTTTCATTCACAGTAAAAACACCTTCAAGTGGCGATTCTATATCGTTAGCAGTAACGCCTGAAATAGTATAATTGATATTAGCGCCATTAGGAACATTTTCCGTTGTGAGTGTAAATGTAATAAATTCTCCTTCTGCTACTTCGTCAACGTCTGCACTAAGCGAATAGCTAGCTTCCGGTGCTGTAGATGTATCGTTGACAGAAGTGGTTACAGAACTTTCTCCGTTGCTCAGTTCAATTGTTAACTCCTCGGCGCCTTCTGTAATTTCATCTGCAACTAGTGCAATTGCAATTGTTGATACGTCATTAAATACATTAAAAGCACCGTCTAGTATATTATTTCCTGTTACAGGTGTTTGTCCGGTTGGATTTGCGTTACTATGATTATAGTCAAAATAGTATAACTCAAAAGGCGTGTCAGGCAGCACTGTTATTTCTACTGATCTTGAAGAGGCGATTCCAAACCTTTGAGCATAAGCGGCGGCGTTTTCTACTATCTCTCCGTCTAGCTTATAAACCACGCCGTTTTCATAAATTTCTCCGTCGCTATGTGTGCCGTCTTGAGTGGTACTGAAGGCTAGTGGATGTATTGTACCTAAATTACTAGGATCGCCTTGATTAAAAATATAGGTGTGTCCGCGCGATAATGTTATTGATGGATACTGTTGTTGGTTTAAGGCAAATACAAGATTTCCAGGAGACTCTGAGTTTGTTACTACTGTTACAGTAAATTCTGTTTTGACTTCAGAAATATCTTCTGCATCTATTCCTGATAGAAAATATTCAATGCCATTTTGAGTTCCTAAATTATCAGTTGTAAGAACTACATTTAACTGGCCTCCCTCGTCGACACTCTGTACTGCTGTAAGTTCATAGTTGACTTCCGCAGCTTCTTCACCGTCTTCATCTTCGTCTTCTTCGGGCGGAGATACCACGGGAACTGCCTCTGGCTCTTGTGCCGGTACATCAATAGTGTATCGTGTTTCGCCGTCCGACGAAACAGTGTTCGAATAATCGAATGACTCGTTTACTCTTACAGAAAAATTACCTTCGTTGTCAAGAAAGTATGATATATTTTTATTGTCCCATATATATTGTTCATATCTGAGATTTTCGTGTCTTATTGTATGATCTATTGCTCGGCCTTCGAAATAGTCTTCTCCATAAACAAAATTTTTAAAATCTTGTTCACTAGTACCAATATCGTTTATTATTAAAGGGTCATTTTTTTTGGTCTGATCTATCTTATTAAGAAATAGTTCGCCCTTGTCTGTTCTTCTAAGACTATAAAAGTATCTGTAGGAAATATCATCGAATATTTCCTGTGCATTTCGGCCGACATAATTTGACATATCTGTATCCTTGCCAAGTTTGGTTTCTATAGCAGTATTTAGTGTGTTCTGTAAACTTTTTTATGTGCTAATATTTATATGAAATATGTTGACAATAATCTTCTATTTGTTCAAAACGCTGTTTTTTTTGATCTTACTAAATACAATAAGCTTTAAACAAATTTAAAATAAATAAATTTAGTTAAGAATATACAAAATATATTTTACAAGAGGATGATACAATGAACGGACGCCTGGGAGCATTTGAGCTAATAGATTCGATTACACAAAGCGTAGCAGTTTGCAATGTGACACAGTATGCAACAGTTACAATTAACCTTTGTAACAAGTCGTCTATAGCATCAGCGCACAACGTAAGAATTGCAATAACAAATCAAGAAAGTGCAATCAACGATGTTACTAGATACCTGGATTATGGCGCATCAATACCGCCTAATACTAGTTACGTAAAGTCAGGAGTTATCCTCGGAACTGAGGATTATGTAACGATATATCACGAATCTGACGATCCGAAACAGCTATCAGCCCAAGTGTGGGGAGTCCAGATAGGCGATGAGATCGAAATGCCTGCTATTGCTACACAAACAGACCCCGCGCCAGAATGGATTACATCCTCAGAGTCGTTAGAATCAGCAGAAGAAGGACAGGATTACACAGCGCAACTCGAAGCAACCGATAATAGAGAGATAGTAAGGTACGAAGTCACATCCGGAGAACTTCCTGTAGGACTTACACTTAACGAAGATACAGGTGAAATAACAGGTAAGGCTACAGGCGAAGACAGAGAGTACGCATTTGTTGTAGCTGCGTATGATTCTGTAGGGGAGACAGCTTCTCAGGACCTTCAAATTATAAAAGTTCCTGATAGCACTGGTCCTCGGTGGTTGATTTCTAGCTCCGATTTACCCGGCGGACAAGAAACAATTGAATACGAAACGTTCAATGTACACCAAGCCGAAGATATTTCTACACCGTTAACGTACGAGTTATCCTCTGGAACACTGCCTTCAGGGCTTATCTATGACAACGCAACAGGCGATATATCAGGTACACCTCAGCCTGGCACACAAGGCGAATATTCATTTATATTCACTGTGACAGATACTGAAGGAAACGCAACAGAATTACAAGTTGGATTTGAAATACTACCTGAGCCGTCTGTGCTAGTCGGGTCGGGCGGAAGCATCAACACTTCCGGAGAAGACACTATCCATACTTTCACTGGTGGTAACGATAGCGATACATTTACCTTTGAAGAAGTAAAAATCAGTCAGTTATAATTACTATACTACTTCTACGTAGCTTAAGATTGCGTCAATGCTGGATTCAGTATCCGACGACACTGCTATAGAATTGTTAGCATCTAGGATTAACTTTTCTCCGTTGTCTACAGGGCGTAAACTAGAGTTTGCAGGAACTACTATTTCTTTTATATAATAGGCCTGATTTCCGCTTCCGTCTGATACTAATACGTCAACATTTACAGGGAACTCTGTAGTATTAGTTAGACTTAGTCCTATAACAGTTGTCCTGCCAGAACCTGCTACTGTGTACATTGTTTTCGATGTTATGCCTATATCTTTATCAATTGCATTTTTAAATAGTGTTGCCATTATGTTATCCCAGTGTCATTACGATGTCAAATGCAGTTTCTTCTGCATCAGTTAGTGTCAAACCCGCGTCTTCGCCTGCAACAGAGACCCAGCTAACACCATTATATATTTCTACTCTCTGTTCGTCTGTGTTGAATCTTGTAAGACCGGTTTCTGAATTTTCTGTCGGTGGTCTTTCAACGTTTGTTCCTATTGGTATTACAAGACCACTTGCACCGTCAAATTTTACGTATCCTGCATTTGTGTTTTCAAAAACACTCACGCTGTTTTCCGCAGTGTTTGTGATTGTGTTTTCTCGGACTGCAAAATTTCCAAATACGACAGATGCTGTGCCATTTGCAGCAAGTTCTAGATCTGTATTTGTTGTAGTGGTATTAATTAGGTTACCGTCTATCTCAATGTCATCAACTATGATTTTGTTAGAACGCAGTCTATTAGAATCAATATCTGCTATAACCGAGTCTTCTACGGTGAATCTGATTGCGTTATCGTTTGCACCTTCGGTTAGTTCTGCTGTAATAAATGTGTCACCGTCGACATCTATAACACCGTTTAACTGTATCCAACGAGTGTCATTATAACCTTCAAATATATTCAGTTCAGAATTAAATCTAATTTGCCCAGGCGTAGGAGTAGAGCGCTCGCCTGTAGTACCAACTGGAAGTTTTAGAGATCCGGTTGCATCTATTATAACGTCTCCCGATCCTGGTTCGATTACAAAATCATTTGTAGACGATACAACATTAGATTCAAAAGCAAAATCGTCTATAACAAGAGAACCAGTTCCGTTAGTTCTAAATTCAAGATCAGAATTAGAATCGGTTGTGGTAATTACATTTGTGCTGATTAGAATATTACCGTTTGTAAAACTTTCTGCAAAAATTTGGCCGGTAGTTGTAAGATTGGTAGAGGTAATGTCTCCTAGTACAGAAAGTGCATTTGATATAGAAACATTATTATCTGGTACTCTTATACTGCCTGTTCCGTTTGCTCTTAGTTCGAGATCGGCATTAGAAGAAGTAGTTGTAATAAAGTTATCGTCTATCAGTATTTCTTCGAACTGAGCGGCAGCACCTACAGTAAGATTTTCTGCAATAGCCATGCTGCCTGCAAGTGCAAAATCGCCGCTCTGTGTTATACCGCCAACAACTTCAAGATTTCCTCTTACTTCTAATTGATCGAGGCTAGTTGTTCCTTCTACTGTTACATCACCGGTAATTTGCACATCATTTGAAGGAACGCTTACTTCTCCTATTCCATTTGCTCTTAGTTCAAGATCGGCATTAGACTCTCTAGTAGTGATATAATTGTTTGTAATTTCAATCCCGTCTACCTGTATCTCGTCGACAAACAGTTCATTCCATTGTAAATCTGCGCTACCTAGATTATAGGTATCTGTTTCGTTAGGAATAATGTCAGAATCAATTCCAGCAACAAATTGTATAGTGTCCTGTGAACTATCACCTAGTGTGATATTTCCGCCTATTGTTACGTTACCAGTTACATCAAGATTACCGTCTATGTTTACGTTGTTCTGCAGATTAATCTGATCGGAATCTGCGTTGAAGTTAGCATCACCGGACAGAGTTTCAATTGTGTTACCACTTAGTCTCCAGTTGCCTATATCGATTCTAGACCCATTTAGGAATGCTTCATTTACACCGTCTGAGAAGGTAATACCGTCTGTGCCTGCAAGGTTAAAATTAACAGCAGAGAAACTTACATTGCCTGTTTCTTGATTGATATAGAAAAGATCGCCTACTCTGAAATCACCTTTATGGTCAACAGACACTGAACGTATCTGTGCTCGGTCTAGTTCTACAACTTCGTTTGCTTGTATTACAGCAGTCTCATCATTTGTTACAGATTTTCCGGTTCCTATATATGCAAAGTTCTGGCCGATTGCATAAACTACAACACCAGGACCTTCGCCTACTATGCCGAAATCACCATATACGGAAGCAGACGCAATCATTCTTACTTCTGCTCCGAAATCTGTAAAATCAACTAAACTAAATCCTGTAGCAGTTGCGCCTCCTGAGAATCTAATGTCTTGAGCCTTTATAGCATCATCTTCGAATTCAGTAGACCCTGCTTCTCCGTCGAAACGAGCCATAAACACAGTGTGTTCTGTAACAGATACCCTAAACGTAGGTCCGCCTGATTGAGGTTCGACTGCTGTTCCTTTTATTATTCTTACGTCATCTATATGTCCATTAAGAAATGCTGCGCCGCCGTTTGTGTATCTTGCTCCTATAATGAGAGGTTTGCTAGTGCCAAGATCTTCGGAACCTGTGTAAGAATCTTTTTCTGCGCCGTCTACAAAAATCTTATAAGTGTTGCCAGAACGTGTCAGAGCAATGTGATACCAAGTATCTATTGCGATAGAATCTGGAGATTCTAGTATCTTTGCTCCGTTAAGGTAAGCAGAAGGCTGTCCGTCATCAATGTAAAAATACATTCCATTGTCTACACCTGCACCTGCTCTGAAATCAGCGATAGTTTGATTACCTGTGCTAATCTCATTAAGTCTTACCCAGCTTTCTACAGTAAAGTCGCCTGTGCCGAATCCAAAATCGTTTTGAGCAGAAACACTCGCATAGTCTCCGTCACCGTCTAAGAGCAAACTTGCTGATCCAAATTTCTTAACAGCAGTGTCGAGCTGTGCATCTCCGTTTGCGGTTATAGTTTTACCGGTGACTTGATTTGGAGGTTCAAATCCATCTTGTTTTCCTGTTATGTAGAATTTTCCGTCTGCGTCTATTCTTGAAATGATTCCAGTTTCAAGAACTGTTGTACCGTCTGTGTCAAAATAGATAGCAAGTTCACCTTCGGAAATTGTGCCGTTTAGGCCTTCTACTCTAAGCGCAGTTTCGCCTGACTGTTTTAGGCCCGAGCTGCCGTCGACGCAGTATACTGATCTTGCTGCAAAATAAGTGAACGAGCTCAACCATTCTACCCTTACCCCATTAGTAAGAGTTACTGCATCAACGCCTGGTGTGATTAAGGTTACTGAGTTGAATAAACCGCTTGCTTCTTTACTTATAGCTGCTGCTCTTGAACCGTCAAGAAATATTCCTTTACCTGCATCGCCGGTGTCAAAGCCTCTCGGATCACTTGCAGAAGTAACTGAACCCTGTGTAATAACTGAGATATTTTTTACATAGGGAGAGCGTGTTCTTACTTCGATGTTGTCTGCAAATCTAAAACCGTGTCCTGTATTAGCAAGTGAATTATAGAAAAAATCCTTAACTGTGAGATCTTCTACCGTGCTTTCGCCGTTTAGTAGGAAAGCATCATTTGAGTTTGTTGCAGATGTAGGTTTGATTGAGACAGATCGTAGACCCATTCCTTTCAGTGTCACTCCCTGAGGAATAGTAAGAGGAAATTCTTCTTCATATTCTCCAGGATACACAAACACAGTGTCGTTTTCCTGTGCTTGGCTAAGTGCAAACTTAACACTAGCAAAAGGATCTAGGATGTGATCACCGTAGTTTGCGTCGTCTCCGTTCTCTGCTACGTAAAAAGTATTACCTTGGCGCAGGGCAAGGTTAATACCATCAACTACAAGACCACCTGTTGTTACAGTGCTTGTTATTAAATTTTCTGCAAAGACGTCTGCCCATTCGCTGCCGCCGGTGTTCGGGTCTGAGCCTAGAGTATATGTGGCATCTGCATCAGGAATAATATCAGAAGAAATTTCAGCATTGAATGTAATGTTGTCTGTGTCTTCATCACCGATTGTGATATTACCATCTGCTCGTATATTGCCTGTAGCATATATGTCACCATCTACATTAAGGTCAGATCTTACGTTGACTGATCCTGTGCCGTTGGGTGCTAATTCAAGATCAGCATTTGATTCGTTGGTAAAGATAGTGTTATTTTCTATTTCAACGCTATCAACTTGTAGCCTATTTAGAAACACTACTGTGTCAAGAGTAGCAAGATTCAGCACACTTTCATCTGTGCTTACAGTGTTTCCTTGAAGTGTAATATCGCCGATCTCTGCTTTGTCGGTGACTCTAAGATCTATGGTGCGTGTAGTACCGTTGACATCTAGTTCGTGTTGGGGAGACTCTGTTCGTACACCGATGCGCTGCTCGTTTACATCAAGATATAATAAATCCGTCTCAAAAGCAAGATCTATACCGTTACGCAGTAGATTGCTCTTGAGAAGCGGGCCAGATATGCGACCAATTGAAGCCATCTCTTCTCCTTAACACGGGGATCCTGTCCCTCCAACCTATTTTTCAGCTTCTAGCTCTTTGCTGGTTGACCACAGTTTGTCCTGCTCTGCTTGGTCCAGCTCGGCATTAGTAGTATTTATGCTGATGTTCTAAAAAAGGTTATCCGAAGATAAGAGTGTATTCGGTGATTAAATCATCAAACTCTGCGGCTGTAACTGTGTCTTCTAGACCTGCCGCAGATATATATTCGTTTCCATTCCATACTTCTAGGAGTTCTGTGGTTGTATTCCAACGAGTGTCGCCTACCTGTGCTGTAGCTGGTCTATCTTCAGTTGTACTAAAAGGGACCACAACACCGTTTGAAGAAGATATTTTCCAGTAACCAAGATTTGTTGATGAAAATGTAAGATCGTCGGTTGACTGATTTTGAATTCTATTGTCTATAATTCTAGTGTCGTATAAAACAGTTCCTGCAGATTGATTAGTTTGAAACTCTAAACCAAATGCTATGCCTTCTGATATAATATTATCATTATCTTCTGTTATTATTAATTGATCATTTTCTGACGACAAGGGAGTTAACCCAGAGATTTTTATGCCATTTGAATCAATATTGATACTGTCAACATTAATAGAAAACACTTCTAATGCGTCTGTTCTAATTTGTCCTACAGACTCTGTGTCTGTTACAAAATTAATTTGATTTTGATCATCAGCAAGAACCGAAGTTCGTCTATCGTCTGAATAAACTCCGCCAAATCCCATTCTTGCAGTTGGAGTAAATCCTTCAAATACAGAATCTTCAGTGTTAAATCTAAACTGAGACTGTTCGCCTGCGTAACCGTGAGTACCTAAAGGAGCCTGTATCGAACCAGTGCCGTTGATAGATATATCTTGATTAGGTCGAATTACAAAGCTGTCTGCTACTGTTTTGACTCTGTTGTTTTCAAATTTAAAATCTTCAAGAATTACATCCCCTAAGCCGTCGGCTGCTAATTTTAGATCAAGTCCTCCGGCAGCATATCCGTTACTTACATAACCTGGAGCAAAATAATTTTCTAATTCAGCATTTGTAGAAATTACGTTGTCATTTATGAACACGTCTGCTATTTGTGCTCGAGAGAATTCTACCTGTCCTGATAAAGTTACGTTCGAAAATGCCTGTAAATAACCTACCTCAAGATTATTTTTGAACATTACTTCGGGCGTAGACATGCGAATAATGCCAGTTTGATTAGCTCTTAACTCCAAATCAATGCCACCAGCAGATGCATATCCTGTAACAACGTAGCCCGGTACAAAATAATTTCCCACAATGCTGTTTTCAGAATCTATACTGGTTATGCGGTTTTCCTTAATCTCAATACTCTTAAACTTAATATCTTCTAATGCTGTGAGATTTTGGCTTATAGAGACTGATCCTGTTGTGTCAAAATCAGTAGCTGCTGTAAAATCCTGTAACAGTGATATAGAGTTTACACTTAGGTTTTCAACAGAAATAGAACCAGTCTGTGCAAGGTTATTTTTTATTGTAAAACTTTCTGGTATAAAAATCTTGCCAGAACCGTTTGCTTTAAGCTCGAGGTCACTGTTTGATTGATTTGAAGTTATGTAATTATTTTGTATATCTACACTATCTGCGTGTATCTGTGTAAGCCAAATTCTTGCCCATACTTTTTGAGCAGTGCCAAGACTGTGAACAAGGTCTTTGTCCGGCAGGAAATCTTGACTAAGTTCTACTTCAAAGGTTACAGTGTCTGTAGGTTGATCTCCTAGTAGATTGATAGATCCACCAAATCCAAAATTGTCCCTTATAAATAGATCTTTTTGTATATCGACATCCGAATTAAAATTAATATCAACTGCTGAGTTAATGTCGATGTCACCCTGTAAACTTTCAAGCAGATTATCTTTAAAAACCAAATTACCTGTACGAAGCTGATTGACATCAAATATTGTTTGACTACCGTTGTCTTCTAATCTTATAGTAGTAAAAGCATCAGCAGTAATAGCAGAAACATCTAAACTGGTAATTCCGCTGTCAAAGTCTACAAAAAAGTCATTGCCTACTTTATATTTTCCTGTATGATCTATACTGGTAAAAACAATTTTGCCGTTATTTTCTTCTGTAACTTCTTGAGATTCTTCAGCAAGAGTATTATCATTGTCAGTCCTTTCGTTAACACCAATATACGCAAAATTATGATTGATTAGATACATCAAACAATCATCACCGTCTGCTACTGCGCCTAGTGTACCATAGACATTTGCAGACGCAATAGATCTTATTTCTGCGCCGAATTTAGTTAATCCAGTTTCTGTTACTCTGCCAGTTGAATTGTTAAAAGCGTAAATGCCTCTTCGAGCAAAATAGGTAAAACAGGTAAGCCATTCTACTCTAACACCGTTTGTCATTACAAGTGCATCTGCATTTGGAGTAATAAAAGTACAGCCGCTGAACAGCATTGAAGCAGACTCGCTAGCAGGATCAAGCACAGCACCGTCTACATAAGCGCCGCCGCCGGCATCGCCTGCTGCAAATCCCCTAGGGTCTTGCGGTGACACTGTCGAGCCTTTGGTAATTACTGTAACATTTTGAATGTAGGGAGAACGTTCTTTTATTATAGCGTCCTGTTTAAACCTAAATGCATATCCTACGTTATCGTCATAGTAAAAATCTTTCACTGTGATATTTTCTATTGTGCAATCGCCGTCGAGTAAAAAAGCATCTGCATTTGTAAATCCTATTGCAGGTTTGACAATGGTGTTTCTGACATCTGAGCCAATTACTGACACATAGGAAGGTACAGTTAACGGAAATTCTTCCTC